ACCTATTAGTGGTTTTATTTGAGTTAGTCTTGTTTGGTCTTTTATATTATCTTGCCCAATTGCGGGTACAGTAGGTATATTTGCAATTGAGCCTGTGTTATTTTGAGTTGGTGTAGGGGCAGGCGTAGGTGCAAGTTCTTTTTCTTGTTTTCCTACATAGGGTCTATTAGAAAGTTCAGGTGATTCAAATCCTACAGCAGCAGTTGATTGTTTAGGCCATGTTGCTTGGTTCTGTTCTGGTTTTTCTGTAGGTGTTGGTGCAGGGCTAGGTGCTTTTTCTTCTGTACCTACGCTTGGTGTAGGCATTAAAGAATTTTGTTGTTTAGGTTTTGAAAAATAATTAAAAATATCTTTAACTGATTTACTAAAACCCTTTAATGTAGTTTCAGGTTTTACAGAATTTGCAAACCTAGCGGTAGGAATACCTGTTACCATGTTTAAAGGAAAGGTATTAAAGCTACCTGTTGGAATTGTTTCAGGTGGCAACCGCCCTTGCCTGTCTGTGTCTTGTGATATGCCGTTAGTTCTTCCCGATTGGTTCTTTACTGCTTGAAAGAATAAACTTTGTTCCCGTGTGCTGTTGGTTCTTGTGCCGATTAAGTTGTTTTTTTTATCTACTTCTCTTAGGTCTTGTAATCTCTTAGATTGTAGATTCTTTAGATCGTCTTTGCTCCAATTCTTACTACCCTGCCCCCAAGCCATAACCTCAGAATCTTTTTCTTGTTGCATTCTTATTGTGCTGTTAGCTTTATCCCTTACTTCTGGGTTAGTGCTAAAACCTCCTAAGGTTGTCATTTGATTAAGTAGGTAGCTAGGCATTGCACGCTCTGATATAGCGTCTTTAGAGTATTCCACATCCTTTGTAAATGTGCCTTGGGTTTTTTGATGCCCTCTAGGGTCACGCCTGCCTTGTTCCACATACTCTTTAACCACCTCTTCAGGTGTCTTAGGAAGAGTTAAGCCTAGGAATTTCTTCCTAGGCTTATCGTGATCTATAGGGATCATGTTTGGTTTTTCAGACATAGCTTACCCCTTAGTCGATGGCAGGTAGTGAACCAAATGCAAATATATCAGGGTTTGTGGTGTAAAGTCTGAGAACATAGTCACCTGCTGTCATTCCCCTTGCCCCAGTAACGCCTGGAACCATCACACTAGCGTGTGCCTCAATACCAAGCTTTACTTTTTTTGCATTTGTGCCTAGGGAGCCTTCATCGTGCCCGTACTCTGATGCGTTTACTGATGGAAAAAAGTAGCCTTTTGGTAAGGTTGAATCTACTGCGGTTCCTTCAGCAAATTCAAACTTAACAGCTAACCAGTGCCCAGCAGAAACTACCGCTGCGTGTGAATACTCGGAGAGTGCACCGATCTGCCCTCCGTCCATAATCCCAGGCTGGTGTTCTTTAAGTACTCTATTATTTCTAGAATTTGAATTTCCTACAAAATTTTGTATGTGGACATCGTTAAACCTTGTGAGTAGGAATTGAAGTTTGCTAGTCATACCCTTAAAAATAAGATCTATTGGGGCACCACCTGCGATATCATTTTGGATATCCCCCCACTTAAACTCTGTAGTAAATTGAGGAGACTTCTCACAAGTTCCTAAGTACACGCCACTGGATGGTCCATCAGAAGCTAGCGAAGCCTTGTGACCAACATACACATGTGCCGCCCCTGTTACATGAATTTTAGCTGGCATAGTTAGTTCACCTTTTCTTTAATGGTTGTGGATAAAGTCTTAATATGGTTATACAAAACAAACTCTCTATCAGTTGCTGGAGATGCGGCTCCGTTAGAATCTACATTGGTTTTACTAAAGTACAGCTTGGGTATACACCTAAGCTCCAACATAACTTTTCTAGCCCTAGTGCCCATCTCGTCTAAGGTTTCTTTAGTTGGAACCACACTGACAAAGTGAATTCCTTCTGGGTGCGATGTGGTTGATTCTCGCGCACCTAAGAAACCTTGATGGAATGGAAAGTAAAATAATAAATCAAAATCAAAAAACATGCCTTGTGCAAGTGCACCCATTTGGCTTTTTGTAATTTCCCCACGATTACCTGCTCCGTACAAACCTAAGGCAATTTTAGAAAATACAGATTCATCGTATCTATTAAGTGTAAATTTAAGAGTTGCTACTTGGCCTTGGTTGTTAAATGATATCGGTGTCTCACCACCGATATCATTCATTACATCTTCTTTAAGATTCTGAATAGAGATACCTGGGCTTTTTTCACATGTGCCTAAGTATTCTAAGCTGTTAAGTTGTGTTGATGTGTCTGCCAAAGCTTGCCCAATAAAAATGTGGGCTGGCCCTGTCGTAATAATTTGTGCCATTTTAACTCCTTGGGTTAAAAAATTCGTTTGCTGTTGATTGTCTCATACCGAAGTAGCGATCCATCTCGCTAGAGAATAGACTTACGGTTCTGCTGACTTGTGCTTGTTGTGGTGTTGAGGCTTGTTCATTTTTTTCAATTTCAAATACTCGCTCGCCTGTGCGTAACAACTCTAAGATTGCTTCTGATTCTTTAGATCGTGATGTCATCGCATCTAAATCAGCAGCACCGTACCCACGCCTAGAGATTAGAAGTCCGTAAGCTATATCACAACAAATTCTTTTAAGGTGCCCCTTAGAATCTTGTGTCATAGCTACTAAGTCTACAAGCTCGTACCTGCCACCTGCAAGTATTGCACTATTGATCATACCTGAAGCATCAGACAGGGCGGTCTGTACGACCAGCCCTGCTGTGCTGTTTCCAGCTAGTAGTTCGACATCCGTAGCTCGCTGGTCTGTGTCTAACACAAGGTCAGCGATTCTACGGAGGTCGTAACGCATCAGAAGATCAGATACTGTTGCATGTGCCATTACGCACTCGTAATGCCAGTTACGACATTTTTGAGTTTGAATGCAGTAATAGGAGCAACAATTTCAACGCCGTAATCTTCTACAATACGAGCATTAATACGGCGGTTATCTGGATCGTCTTTTTGTTCTACAGTCATTTCTTCGTATGCGAAGAGATGCACAGTAGAGAACGAAGGCGAACCTTCAAAACCAACTAAATCACCTGGGCGTGCAAGAACCCACATGTCGCCTGAAGGAACAACATAGTCGCTTACTCTGGTTGCACCCTTCTTGTTGGATACCTTTACAACATCTTCAATGATGATGTCGTAACCGTACAACTTGTCAGGCAAACCATATTTACCATTCATGGAGTCTGAATCTCCACGAATTTGGGCAAGTGCTACTGGCGACTCTTTAAGGTAGGTGTGGAGTTCCTTAGATCGTGCAATAGCATCAGCCGTTTCAGGGTTGATGATAATACACATCTCTTTAGGTCCACAAGCACCTAAGGTTGCCTTGTTAATCCTTCGTGCAATTGCGTTAAATGCTTTTTTCAACACAGGAGAATCAACATCACCTGCGTCAAGTCGGGTACCACCTGTGACTACATTAGATGCTACAGAGCAATCTACTGAGTCGATACTATCAGTACCACCCAATTGGATACCCCTGTCAGGACTACCACTAGTACTAACAGCAGTTGTAGTAGATGCGGAGTCGTACAGCTTTTTCCAAACTTTGACAACACGGGCGGTCATCGCTTGTTGTGCGTTAATCGCACTATAGCTAGCTACAATCTTCCAGTCAGCTTGATCTACTGCCTTATAGCCCAGCCTGAATGGGAACACATACCGTTGGGTATTAAAGTTCAGCCACTCAAACTTTTCATTATTCCACTCCCCGTGTGGAGCGTCATTACCATCGTGCCATACATGATCTTCAAGCTTATCGTATGTAACTCTAGCAGCTTGTTCTGCATTGAGTTTCAAGTAATAACCTGAAGACTTTTTGACAGGGGTAATTGTGATATATTTGTTCAGCCCAAAGTCTTTAGGGTTGCGACTGAACGACACTACAAGTTGACCAGTAGCGTCAAAACTTGGAATGTATGTGTTTGTTCCACTTGGAAACTGAGCATTTTGCGATACAAAATCTGCCATGATGTTTATCCTTAATTAGTTAAATTGTTAAGCAACAACCACAACATGTGGGTTTACTTGGATCAAAACTTTTTCTCCAGCAACAACAGTGTTAAGTGCTGTCCCGCCTACTTGCCAAGTACCAGCGGTAGTTCCAATGGTAATAGCTCCACCGTTAAGGGTAGCATTATTACCTGTTCCACCTGTGTAGGCTTTAACTTTAGAACCAGCGGTAATGTTGCCACTTGAGCGAACCATGCACACATCGCCTAGGCCAAACACCTTTAGTGTTCTCCCTTCCTTAGCTGCAAGCTTGCTCTCGGTGCCACCTAGAAGGGTAGCAAGGTTTGGTGGATCAAATGTACCTTCTTGTGCTACACCGATAATTGGCTCGGTGGTGGCACCAACTTGGGATACTGTAAATTCCCCAGTCACTGTTACGAAACTTGCTGGAAAGATATCTCCACCAGCTACAAAAGACGGATTGTAAAGAGGCATGAATTAATCTCCTAGTTAAAGTACTTTTTCAGCATTAATCTTTCCAAGAGCTTCTTGGTAGCTAATGCCGTTTTCGGTTGCAAAGTTAATAGCTTCGTTCACTTCGTCCTTAGTGCGGCCACGCACCCCACCAGAACGAGATTCTTGGTAGTAAGAGGCCCGTGCACCAATAGGTGCTTTTTGGTACCTTTTACGGATGATCTGAAGATGTGCCCTATAGGTCTTCTCAGGTAAAGATTGGACCAAGGATAGCTCTTCACCACGGTCTAACATGAAACCTTCAGCTTCCAACTCAATAAGATCTTTCTCACGCTCTGCACGCTGGAATTTAATCTTGATGTTTTGGATCTCCTTTTGGAGAATTTGGTTTTCTTGTTCTACCCTGGATAGTTTAATTCTGTCGTATCGCTTGTTACCACGACTAGACTGAATAGGTTCTTCTTCCTCCATAGATTCTTCTGGCATAGGTTCGTCACCCATACCTTCATCCATAGGAGGTCCACCCATGCTAGGGTCTTCCATACCTTCTTCAGGCATAGGCATTTCTTCACCGGGCATTCCCTCAGGCGGCATACCACCTTCCTCAGGTGGTGCTTCACCACCTTGTTGTGAAAGTTGTGTAAGGAATTGCCATACATCCGTTTGTTGGAGTCCAGCTATAACACCGTCAATAATACCTTGTTGATCATTCATTCCTATAGTCCTTTGATATTTTTTAACCCCGCCTTTAGAAAGTCGGAGTAAGCCTAAGTCTCGTTCAGGAGTAGTTGCACCGAGCAAACTAATCGGGTCAATCTTGTAATCACTTAGCCAAAGTTCTATTGATCTCCTTGGGAAACCACGAACCTTATCAGCAGCATGTTTGAAGAACTTGAAGGTAGCTGTGATACACTTCCTACCTGTCTTGAAGAACGGCTCTACCTTTAGGTTGGTAGCGTATCCAACAATCTCAGGTTGCTCACCTTCAGGTGCGTCATCTTTGGTGTGCCCAATGACAAGTGGTATCTCGTCACCAGTATTCCCCATGCGCTTATTGTTTACTCTAACTATCTCAGATAGTTTCTTCTGGTCGAGCCGAATCACCACATTCCCTTTGCCATCCTTAAGCTCATGCTCGTCCAGAATAGGAACATGGTGTTTAACAATCATGTCGTTATCGTCCATTAAACTCCTCGCAGTTTTTTAATCATGTGTGTTAGGTTGGAGTCTTTTTTAAACCTTTTAACACCGTCATTCTGTGGTGCAAACTGCCCACCGTTGTAGTTCCTACCACGGAATGTAATACCGTGTGCACCTGCTCGATACTGATCTGCTGCGTGTGCGGATTTCTTAGCAAACTTTTGTGGTTGTCCTGTTCGCATTTTATCCCATGCCTTTCCAGCTTTGTTATATTCCTTCTCTGCGGCTTTTGAAAAAGCCCGCAGTGAAGGTACGCTGTGTTGTAGTTCTGAGCTAATAGCTTCTAAGGAAAAGTAATCTCCATCCTTAGCGTCTTCAATCAAGTGCTGTGCGTGTTCAGGTATTAAATTTTGCACTCTAAGACTATCAATTAGCTTCTTTAAACCACTGCTTTGAAGTACTGTCCTTGCGTGTTCCTTGCAGTACATCTCTCGCCTGTTAGATTCACTCGTCATGTCATCGTACAAGCTAGGGTCTTTTTGCAGTGAGGTTACCGCACCTTCTATGTCTGACCACTTAGCGTCTGGAATCAACTGTTGATACTTTGATAGATGCTCTGGCTTTATGTTCTGTAGGTCTTGGCTTAGTAAATCCCCAACAGGTGGTAGCTCTTTGTTAGGTGTGTTGTGTTGTCTCAGGAAACCTTCTAACACCCTACGACTACGGTCAAATTTTATTTTGGTCTTGGTTGCTGTGGTGTTTGTGGTTTTGCGGGAGAGTTGCTGGGCTTGCCCTGTGCTGGTGCCTGTGCCATTGGTGGGTGCCCCACTAGTATTGTTGGCAGGCCCGGCTTGGTTACGATTCTGCTCATATTCACCTATGATGTTTGTGTAAGCTTGTCTGGATTTCGGTAGAGCACCAGCGCTGTTCCAATCACCATTATGTCCTACAATCTCGCCTTGTCCAATGTTTTCTTCTACATTTAAGTTATTATTTGTAGCAAATTGGTCTATGGTGTTTCTCATTGCTCTGTTTGGATCGTACACCATCACCCTTGTGCTTGTCTTTCCGGGTAGTAGCGTTTTGTAATTTATACCCGCTGCAATTAGCTGTTCTCGCACTTCACCCATGTCCGTTGAAGGGTGTACCATGTGGTACAAGCTGTCTGGACCTTTTGGATTCGGATGGAACACAAGTACAGATTTCTTCTGTCCTGAGATACCGTGCCAAGCACCTAGGTATTTTAATCTGCGTGGGTCTGTGCCTTGCGGTGCCGTGTGCACGATTGATTCTTCAGAACCGTTAGGCCAATCACCTACTGCATTTTGTGCAGTGGTGTTTACTCCACCCTTGGCGTTAATCTGATTACCAAGTGCACCCTGTGCTAAGTTCTTACCACCTGGAGATTTAGCTACAGCGTTGGAGAACGGCTGGTTAGTTCTAGTCGCAACAGGTGTTCCCGTCATACCACCGGGTGCCTGTGTGAACTGTGCAAATTTTAATTTTTTTCCTTTTTTAGAACTTCTAAATTTTAAATTTTTATCTATTATCTCTTGTGCGTTTGGTATGCGTGGTGGGAGGCTAAGTATTTCCGAAACTGACTTTGTGTTTTGGCCAGGTGTCGCAGAAAAAATTCCAGCTCTGGCATTTTGCGATCTTTTACTAGCTGCTGAGCTATCTGGTCCATCTCTAACGATTTCGTGTCCTTTGTATCCACTGTCAACTCCTTTTGCTGCTTTTTGGGCGGCTTGTACATAACTTTCATTACCCGCTGTTTTTACACCCATCATAGTATCTAAAGTTTTTTTATGATACCACCATATCGCTTGAACTTGTTTTGAGCTTAGTCCTAAAGAGTGACCTACCCAATTGTTAGCTAAGTCAAATGCCTCTCGTAAAGAAGCAGGCGGCGTGTCTATAAGTGATCCACTTTCACTAGTCATACCCCCAAGAACAAATAATGACGCTCTGGTAAACCACAAATCTTTTGTAGGGTTTCCTCCTTGATATGAAATGTCTTGCCAAAAGTTCCCGCCCTTAGGCCCAAATATATAAGCCCCCTTAGCGGTACCACCTTTAAGCAAATTTTCTCTCTCGCTATCTGGCACAGCGTCTAAAAATTTCTTTTTAGTTCTTTCAATGTAGTCAGCTTTTTCTTCATCGTCATAATCATATTGTGTTCTTCCTTGATCGTCTTTCTCTTGAGAGTTATCCATCCAGACTTTCATTAATGTGTCTAATGTGTGTTCTCCCTCAATAAAATTATGTAACCCTTGTTCGCCTTCATCTTTGCATACATTTTTAACAAAACGCAACATAGCGTTAATAGACCCGCCTCTAGTAGTCCAATCCTTTTGAATATCCCTATCGGACACTTCTAAATTTGAAATATGATTTATGATATCACTAGGGTGTAGCGAATGCGCATCACCCACCCAAATGTTTTTATCTCGTTGTAATTTTAAATCAAAAGTTGTGTGTCTACTAAGTTGTTTAGCTTTAGGTGGCTTTAATGCGCCTTGCATAATTAAATCTAAGTCATCCTTACCGTTACCGTCTAGATTTAAAGATCTAGGGTTTTCAGACCAACCTTCTTTAGTTTCATCCATTGTGGTTAATAATTTTCCATCCGCACCACTATATAATGAAGGGTTATCCGTAAAAGTTTTTCTTAACCAATTTTTATGTTCTTGTAATGCAACCTTTTTACTTTCTTTATCTCCGACTAGGTAAATACTCATAATCCTTTGATGTTCTTTAGGATCTATATACTCCATAGAATTGCTTAATGCTTTGCACCGTTCATAGAATGTGTTTTCCCCAAAAAGTTTTATTTGCTCTTGCTCAGAAACTTTTCTTTTAATATCCATGTAACCAAACACAGATTTATTTGGGTCAGCACCATCTTCTTCCCAAGCTTTTTTTGCTTGAGTGTAAACATCAAATGAGGTATTTAAGTTTGCCCCAGGTTGCATTCCATAACTAGTTGGAGCCATTATAGATTTAAACGCTGTTATGTGAGGATGTTGCCTTCCATTGTTCATAATAGGTAGACCGCTTTGACGGTCTACCGGAACAACTTCACGCCCATGAAGATGGTTAACCACATGTGCTATGCCGTGATCTGTTTGCAGCATGTTGTCGTCATACCACAAATCACCTGGATCATAATTAGATTTTATTGTTCCGTCAGTGGCTAAATATTTTTCTCCCATCAAACTTATCTCATGGGAAACATCATCTCTTTGACCTAAGAATAAAATTGCAGCAGAAGCATATAAGCTTTCTTCTCGTGATATGTCGCCTTTATTCTCTAAGTGTTGTAAAACAGCATGAGCGCCGCCTTTGTGGTACAAGGCCTCATTTTGAATTTCAAGCTGTTGATCTGACATTAAAGGTTTTATAACATTATTAAAAAATCCGTTTTTTAACCATCGAAGAACATTTGCTTGATTATCTGGAGATCTGCCGCCCCAGCTATTTAATGCTCTATCAGACGCAAGAGCATTCTCTACTGTGTTTGCAGATGTGTTTTCATCTAATAGGCCCGGTGCATCTTTAAGCTGCCCTGTTCTTTTAATAACTGGGTCATTTAATTCTGGGTCGTCTTCTAATTTTGCATCACTAGGGTAGGTGTCGCCTTCTTTATATCCAAGTAAAGATTGTAGCGTTGGTAGCAAGCCTTTTAGCACTCTTGTTGCAGATCCAACTACTGTTTTAGGTCGGCCTTTTTCTACTCTTGCGTCATATTGCTCGTCTGTAAATGGTGCATTTCTGTTAGAACTTTTCTTAGCTATGTCTTCTTCTAGTTTTTTACGCTGTGCTTCAACATATTCAGGATCTGCCCAATTCCTTTTACCACCTGCGACATTAGCATCAAATTTAGCTTGAGCTTTTTTTATATATTCTTCTAGTTTAGCTTTTCGTTGTGTTTGAGATTCATCAGTTTTTTCTTTTGCAATTCTTATTTTAGTGTCGTGCTCTTTTTGAACATCTTCTTTAAACGACTTTGACAAAAGTGCACTTGACAGACCTGGTAATACACCTCTTCTTAAAAGATCATGTGAATCTAAATAGTGAAGTGCATGAATCGTGTCTGGGTGAGGTTTGCCATCTGGCCCAGTGGTTGCATAAAATTTGTTAAAGTTATTTAAAATAGTTTTAAGGTGAGGGCTTTGCTCTGTGTACCCCTCTTTTATTTTAAGACCTTGCCTAATTCCTTGTTGCGAATTCTGCATACCCCCACTAGACTGATTTGGGTTTCGTGCTTGCTCCTTAAACGGGCTTGCTATTGGGTCAGGAGTAGTTTTTAAATCTTTTGAAGGAGGACTTTCAGGCAGGCTTGTAGGCGCGGGGGGAGGAGTGTTATTTTTTAATAAATCTTTAGAATATTTTACAGCAGCACGCCGAAAAAATTTTTCAGCTTGTCTAAGTTTTTTTATGGATGGATTGTAATTAATCATATTACCTGCCCCTTATTCTTTTAATTACATTTCGGACAGGTTGTATCTTATTTTGTGGTGCTACTGGTGCAGGCGTATTAGCCGCCTTAATGGTATCTGTAATAGGGTTAGACTTCTTGATTGTGGGCATCTTGTCTACACCTTCCACAGGCTTAGGTGTATTGAACTGCTGCATTATGGGAGACTGAAATGTCATTCCCTCTTTAAAGTTTGGTGTTTGGGGAACTCTAGATGGTTTAGGCCCAACAGGTTTAGGCTTTGCGTACAAACTAGCCTCATGAGCTTTAGCTTGTTTTTCTAATGATGCGTCACTAGGTCTAGCAAGCATTTCTCTAGCGCGTTGGTTTAGTTTTTCTTGTTTTTCTTCAGGCGTTGGGGCTACAGTTGCACCCCCAAATGAAGTGTCACCTACAGGGCCTCCAATAGGAGGCAGTTTAGGTAGTGGCTGGTTCCCCTTAAAGTCCTCGCTACTAGGTCGTACCTGTTGTGCTCCAAATAGTCTTTGTTGCTGTGGAGCTTTTTGGGTTTTTCTATCAAGGGGGTTGTTGGGAAACTTAGTGGGGTTCCCATATTCACCCGCATCCCATGCCCTCTTACGAGTAACCTCTGCACCGTTTTCAGTGCTATTTTTAAAGTCAAACTCCGTTTGTAAACCCTTCTTTTTATTGTCGTTCCACTCTTTTTCTTGGGGAAAGATAGGGTTAGGTTGTTTCCCCTTCCCAAAGTCAAATGTTTTTGATGGATCTACTGGAACAGGTACTTGTGGAATACCCGGTGCTTTTGGGAGCATAGGACGGTCATTCATGTCCTTATTAGGGTTCCTAGGGTTAGGTACTTGCCCAGTAGGTGTTCGTCCAGGTCTTGGGATGACTCCACGCTCCAGAAGGAAGTCGTAAGTAGACTTTTGCTCAATTGGACTTAATTTAGTGTAGTCGTTATCGGGTTTTGTGGAACCCTCTGCCCTTCTGCGTGCATTATCTTTAGCTTGGTACTCTGCCAATGCAGCATGTTGTTCTGGAGACATGCCTCCACCTTGTGCACCTTTTGCACCTTTTGCGCCTACGGGTGCTTGGCTATCAGTATTTAAATCTTCTACCTGTTGTGGGGATGCAGTTGAACCCGCTGCCCGTGCAGCATTAAAGTCGTAGCTACCGTCAGGACGAATTATTCCTTCCGTCTTAGCAGCGTTAATCACGGGGTCACCCGAACCTGGAGTACCGTTGTATTGCCCAGGCACAAAACTTTTGTTGTACGAGTCCTCAGCTTGTTTAGACTTCCACTGATATCCGGTTGGTGCAGGCGTAGCTTGTGCAACAGGTGCAGGTGTTGGTGCAGCAATTGGTGCTGGTGGAACCCCGGTAGGCCCATTCTCTTTTACTAGTTGTGCGGTGCGTGGCCCATTATCTGCGTAGTGCTCTCCACCTGGATTCATAGAACCAGGTGCCCAACCGTTCTTAGCTTCTGTTCGCCTTCTATCACCTGAGATATCTACTCGAGATGGGTTAACTGTGTTAACACCTTTAGGTTGCCATGTTGTTCCATTAGCCTGTGCAGTAGCTTGCTCTCGTTTGATATCTGCCATCACACTATTAAGTTTGCCGTGTTGAGCTTTTTCACTCTGTTGTGGAGCACTAGGTTGTTGTCCTTGGAGTCTAGCTTGGGCATGGGCGAAGCCCGGCCCTGCACCCCTAGCCACAAGTTCTTGATCTACATGGTTCTGCACATTCTGCTGTTGTTGTGCAAGACCTCCCATTTTAGGGGTAGGGTTGTTCTGGTGCCACTTGTGTTGTGCATCCTGACCAGCAGGTGTGGTAGGGTTATTGTAGATCTGTTGACCCGCAATATTCGCACCATGTTGGCGTATATTCTGGGTATGCTGTGTTAGTTGCTGACCTTCTCCTACATCGCCTAGTGCATTACTCGTAGGAAGTTTCCCAACATCGCCTAGTTTAGATGCCATTGTATTTTCCTTAGTTGTTACGCGCCTTTAATTCCAGCAGCTTTATTTTCTGCACTTGTGGGAGGTGTTGTGGGTGGTATATAAGACCCGTCTTTACGCCTCTTCATTTGTTTCCCATCAGTTCCTATGCTATTTGGGCCATCCGCATCTCCCCGTTGACCTTGACTGTTGTAGCCTTGTGGAAACTTGGCCCTTTTATGCGGACCAGTCATACTGAGGTCCCCAGGTTTTTTCTTAGGGTCTAAAGATGGACCGTTGTTTTGTGACACAGGCCTTTGGAATTTTGGATCGTCCGATGAAAGTGGCATTGTATTTTCCTTAGTTGTTAACAGCCGTAAGAACCATCGAATCGTATTTTTCTGTTTTCCATTCCGTCAGGTATACAAGTGTTCGTTCCTGAAGGTATTGAACCACCACCCTCACCTGCACCAAATCTCTTTTTTTGAGATTTATCCTGTTTTCCAAATGTCGGTACATTTACATCCTCATCAGGTTTACCACCTGTTACTTTTTTATGGTCGTTTCTTCCTTGGGCTAATCTGTTTTTTTCCTTCTGCTTAGCTATAGCATCTTTAACACCTTGCCCAAGCTTTGCACCGGATTTCAATTTAGCAGTGTGTGCTGGTTTCACTATAGGTTTCTCCAAAGGGTACTCTGTTTTCATCCAAGAATTCCACGCAGTTTTACCATATTCATTTACGCCTTTTACAACTTCATTTTTATGTGCAGTGCGAGCAATAGCTTTTTTAACACCGTCACCTAACTTTTTTTTATCATGCATATTTAAACTCCTTTGTTAAAATTACACACAAGGGCGGGGGGCTTTATGCCCCCGCACCTTGTGCCCCGTCCGGTGTAGGTTGAGCCGCTTCTGCACCTTGTTCAGGCATAGGCCCTGGTTGCCCTTGTTGAGGCACACCTGTTGGCTGGCTACCCATTGTGGACGGGTTTAGCGGCATGTTTTGGGCTAGTATCGCATGACCGGGTTGTGGTCGGCTCAAGCCTAAAATAGCCCTAAGTTCATCTTCATCTAAAGTACCACCCATCTGATAAAACGCTTGTGCTGCGGTGAGTGTTTCACCTGCATTAGGTTTATCAATATCGAACACCCAGCGTATTTGTGGTAGTCCGGGGAAGTTGTACTTTTGAAGAGTCGCAACAAGTTCTTCCGTCAGTGTGTCTTGTAGGTTCATCGCATCGTATCGCACCATCCTAGAGTGCGTGTCGCCGATCTCCTGTGCCTCTCCTGAGGTCATTTCGTTATCATCAGCACCCTTTATGAACCTTCTGATCTGTTGATCAAAATAGGCCGTAATAAGGTCGTACAATAGCTGTGCACCAGCGGGTGATGGGTCAATTCTCTCTATCCCCGGACCCGCAGTTGAGTTGTCACGGTATCTTGGGAATAGGATTGTGTTGTTACGCATCTGCTCTTCAGCACATTGCTTAACTTCAGCTAGCGATTGTGGGTTACCAGCTTCGAAGTAGTACACAGTGAGTCCACCTGCACCAATGCGTTCTAAGTAGTCCATCAGAAAGGTCAAAACTTGTGACCTTAGATACCACAGCCAGTAAATCTTACTGCGGATACCTACACCATGAATACCACCAGCTAGCTCGCCTTCATAGAAGTCAGCGTCTTCTGGTTCGTGCTTGTGTATGATCAGTTGCTCACGCTCGTCAGGCGAGAAGAAGTGTGCCCTTCCACGATCCGTAATAGCCCATGAACCGTCAAAAGTTGCGTGCACTAGTATTCCAGCCTGTCCTGAATACCTGAACACAAGTTTGTCACCGTTGATGGGTTTAAAGTCCTTAACTAACATACGGCGTTTCTTTGTTGAGAAATCCCACTCGTAGTTTAGCTGGACGGCGTACCTACCATAGAACATTGCTTCTAAGAGGTGCATCAGTAGTTGCTGGATTCTAGGAGTCTGTTTAATAATATCCGTTAACTCTTTAGCTGCCTCTGTCTGTGCTGTGTCTTCTGGGTTCTGTGGCTCTAGGTGCCACCCCAATTGTGCGGTTGGCATTTGCCTTGACCGTATGCACTCCATGATCACAGGGTCACGCCGCATCGCAAGTGTGTTTTTTGCACTGTGTCTTAGTGCTTCATCAAATGTGTAACGGTATGTGCGTGATGCCCAATTCACAACCTGACTGAATGTCATGAAGTGTGGTAGTGGTTGACCGCCATCCCCAGGCACACGACCTTCTTTTATATCTGCTTCTGGAAAGTCGTACCCACGCTCTTGTGGTATCTGTGCGAACGGGTCAGGTATTACATCTTCCTTAGCCATTATTTATTTTTCTCGCAACATTGCCTCTTGATGTAACTGGAACTGGCGTAATCGAAGAGACATTGTTAAATGGGTATCCCCATTTTGTTGTTGGTGCGGGTTTTCCCTTTTTAGGTTTAGCTTTACCTATGTAGTGTTTAGAATCTTTACCAACTCTGTGCTTTTCAAAATCCAAATCAAAACTTTTCTCGTCTTCGTAGTGAACAGGTTCACCTACAGTTGCGTACCCAACTAAATGTGCTTTCCCTTTACCTGTTCTAATAATTCCCATTTGTCTACCAACATATGGGTGAAGAGATTTTGAGTTTCTAGTTTCAATAGTTTTCTCGCCGCTCAATATCTGATCAGTGAATGGCTGGCCTTTGTCATTTACATTAATGCCGTGTGTAATAGCGATAGAGCCATCACTCCTTCGTACAAATTGAAAATTAGAATCCTGCATAATATTTGGACCCCCGCTTTTCAGCGAGGGCCTCTTTTGGGTGCACCCAGTCTATGGGGAAATAGACATCAAGGTAGTTATAAGATACCATTGGTAGACTATTAGTCAATACTAATTTAGGCTATACACTTTATTGAAATGTCATATAATAACCAAGTGTTGATTTTTAGCCCCATTTGTATTAGAAAAGAGGGTCATAATGCGGTATTTATCGGTATGTTCAGGTATAGAAGCAGCGTCTGTTGCTTGGAAAAACCTAGGGTGGAA